GCACAAACCCTAGGCTACACTAATTCTGTATTAGCGATGTTTGAAAATCCAAACGGACAATACCCAAAAACTACAGGCACAGTTATTAAAGGAAAAAATCCTGGTGGCATACCTACTCAAGGAGTGGTTCAAAACATTAATATACTACAAGAAAATTCATCTCAAGGAATTGCATCTGCTCCAGTAGATATAGACAACCTGGTTAGAAGAATACCTTTGTTATTGAAAACTCCAGATGGATATGTTCCTGCTTTTGGCACAGAAGTATTAAAAGCATTAACAGGAGCAAAAACTTACATTATCACTACAAATGATAATGGTATCCAAGAGATATCAGTCAGAGGAATACCACCAGTTAAAACAGATAGTCTTGGTCGTAAATGGATTAGCTGGGTAGACACACCGCAAACTAATTTAAAAGACATGGACGTTGCAAATAAATTTGTTTTCATCGGGACAACGGCCAATGGAATTATGCCTCAAGTGGCAACTCCAATTGGATTATTAGAACCTCATAAGATTCAAGCTGCATTATCTGAATCAATTCTTATGCAAAACTCTCCATACATTCCAGATTTTGCTTTAGCGTTAGAAATTTTAATTTTTTCATTTTTTGTATCGTTGACGTGGTTTGTAATTAACTATCTAGGAGTAACTAAGGGCGTAAGTATAGCTATAATTTTACTATTCACTACGGGGTTCTCAGGAGTTTTTAGCATCCAGAAGGGTTTTTTAATAGATTTTTCGTGGACTTTTATCTCACAGTTCATAACTGGAGCTATTGCCTTCTATTTTAACTTTAGAAAGCAGTTTAAATTGCGTCAACAGATAAAAAAACAATTTGAACATTACTTAGATCCAAGACAAGTTAAAAGATTGCAAGAGAATCCAGAGTTATTAAAACTTGGTGGTGAAAAAAAAGAAGCAACATTTTTATTTACAGATGTTAGAGGTTTTACTTCTTTGTCGGAAAAATTAGAACCAGAAGAAGTAACCGAGATTATGAACAAAGCACTAACAGTTCAGGTTGAATGCGTCCAAAAAAACGGAGGTATGGTAGATAAATTTATAGGTGATGCATGTATGGCTATATTTAATGCTCCTTTGGATTTAAAAGATCATGAGGACAAAGCAATACAAACTGCAATTGAAATGCAAGAAGCAATTAAAGAACTTAATAAAGAGTTGTCTCATCCTATTGCTATTGGCGTTGGTGTAAATACAGGACTGGCGGTAATAGGCAATATGGGATCAAGTACCCGGTTTGATTTTTCAGCAATTGGGGACGCTGTAAATATAGCAGCAAGACTAGAATCTTCTACTAAAGAGGTTGGTGTTGACATACTGATTGGAGAAAATACTGCACAAAAATCTAAATTTAAGTTAAAATCATTAAATCCAATAAAAGTAAAGGGTAAAGATAAATATTTAAAAATTTATACAAATATATGACCGTAAGAAAAACAGTAACACAAGTAGACGCCTCTTTAAAAATTCATGAGGCGCAATGCGCTGAAAGATGGAAAACCGCTTTCAATAACTTTGCCGAAATAAAAGAAGAAATTGAAAACATTAATTCTACATTAAAAACAGCAACCTTTGGAATGTTTGGATTTATAGGTGCATTAGCAATAGCAATACTAACAGCCATATTATTATGAAGTTAAATTTATTGAAGAATATAGTTGGTGCTGTAGCTCCTACATTAGGAACTGCTCTTGGTGGTCCAATGGCAGGTATGGCAACTAAAATGATTGCCGATGTATTAGGAGTTCCTAATAACTCTAAGTCAATAGAAAAAGGACTAGCTGATGCTACTCCAGAACAAATGTTAGAACTCAAAAAGTCTGAACAAGCCTTTGAGTTACAAATGAAAGAATTAGAGGTAGATGTATTTGCTTTAGAAACAGCAGATATACAAGATGCTAGAGGTAAGTTTAGTAAAGACTGGACAGCTAGAATTATGGGTATAGTAATTGTAGGCGGCTTTATGGGTTACATATTTTTAGTAACTCTACAACCACCAGAACAAAACTCAGAAGCTCTTATTAACTTAGTTCTTGGTTACCTTGGTGGGTTAGCTAGTGCGGTTATTTCTTTTTATTTCGGAGCCTCACACAAACAGGACTAAATATGAACATATCACAAGAAGGTTTATCGTTAATTAAAAAATTTGAAGGCTGCGAATACAACGCATACAAATGCGCAGCAGGCGTATGGACTATAGGATATGGTCATACTGCTGGTGTTAAAGAAGGAGACTTAGTAACTCAACAAGAAGCAGATAAAATACTAGAAGAAGACATGAAAGAGTACGAGGGCTATATAAAGAGTGCAGTAACTGTAGATTTAAACCAGAATCAATTTGATTCTTTAGTATCATGGGTATTTAATTTAGGCCCTTCAAACTTATCGTCAAGTACATTACTTACAAAAATTAATAATAAAGATTGGGATAATGTTCCTGAACAGATTAAACGTTGGAATAAAGCAGGCGGTAAAGTCTTAGAAGGTCTGATTAGACGTAGAGAAGCTGAAGCTCTATTGTTTGAAAATAAAGAATGGCACGAGGTCTAATGTGCCTTTGCAAAAAGCAATATTTAAACCAGGTATAAATAGAGAAGGTACCGACTACGACAACGAGGGCGGTTGGTTTGATTGCAATTTAATTCGTTTTAGAAAAGGAAGACCAGAAAAGTTTGGTGGATGGTCTAAGAACTCACCATCTACTTTCCTTGGTACGGGAAGAGCCTTGCATTCCTGGGTAGCTCTAGAAGGTACTAAGTATCTTGGCCTAGGAACTACTTTTAAATATTATATAAAAGAAGGTCAAGCCTTTAATGACATTACTCCAATAAGAGCTGTTACAACTAATGGTATTATATTTGCTGCTACTAACGGAAGCTCAATAATCACAGCTACCGATGATAATCACGGAGCTGTAGTAAATGACTTTGTAACTATATCTGGTTCTGCTAGTTTAGGTGGAGCAATTACAGCAGTTGTCTTAGACCAAGAATATCAAGTAACATCCATTACAACCAATACCTTTACTTTTACGGCAAAAAATTCTTCAGGGGCCGTTGTTGCTAATTCAAGTGATAGTGGAAACGGCGGAGGTGCAACAGATGCTGCTTATCAATTAAATGTAGGTCTTGATGTTTACGTTGCTGGTACTGGTTGGAGTTCTGGTTTTTGGGGAGAAGGAACTTTTGGATCAGCTAATGCCTTATCAAGTACCAATCAATTACGTTTATGGACTCATGACAACTTTGGCGAAAATTTAATTATTAATCAAAGAAATGCTGGTATTTTTAGGTGGACTGAGAACAACGGCACAGATACAAGAGCCGTAGCTCTTTCTGGAATTAGTGGTGCTAATCAAGTTCCTACTGTTGCTTTACAAGTTATTACATCTGAAAAAGACAGACATCTTATTGTATTAGGAGCAGATACTCTTTCTGGTACAACAAGAACTGGTGTTATAGATCCTATGTTTATAGCATTTAGCGATCAAGAAAATGATTTACAGTTTGAGCCTTTAACAACAAATACATCAGGATCCTTAAGACTTTCTTCTGGATCTTCAATTATTGGTGCCGTTAAATCAAGGCAAGAAGTTCTTATATGGACAGATACTGCTTTATACAGCATGCAGTTTGTTGGCCCTCCTTTTACATTTGCTGTTAATCTAATAAACGAGGGTATAGGATTAGTAGGGCCTAAAGCAGCCATTACAACTCCTTCCGGAGTTTACTGGATGAGTTACAACAACTTTTATATTTATAATGGAACGGTTCAACATTTACCCTGTTCTGTTCATAATTATGTTTTTAGTGATATTGATCTTTTACAGTCTTTTAAAATTCATGCATTTACTATTGCGGATAAAAATGAAATTGGTTGGTACTACTGTTCAAGCAGTTCAACAGAAATAGACAGGTATGTTATATACAACTACGGAGATAATGTTTGGTACTACGGAACTTTAAGCAGAACAGCTTGGTTAGACGCTGGTATAGAAAACTACCCTAGAGCCGTAAGTGAAAATTACATATACAAACATGAGGACGGGTTTAACGACGACGGATCTCCTATGACTGGAGTATTTATTGAAAGTTCTGACTTTGATATAGGTGATGGAGAGCAGTTTACTTTCCTTAGAAAGATAATACCTGATTTTAAGTTTCTACAGAATACAAATTCTGGCAACGTTAATATTGTTGTTAAGACAAGAAACTTTCCTGGAGACACATTAACAGTAAACTCTACTAATAAAATAACTGAAACAACTCAACAAACATTCGTAAGAGGAAGAGCTAGACAGATGGTTCTAAGATTTGAGTCAGATGATGATGCTACAAATGACGCTAACTTATCTATAGGCTGGAGGATTGGAGCTACAAGGATTGATATAAGAACTGACGGTAGAAAATGAGTAAGATCTTACAAACCCAATTACCTGTTGCAACAGGACCTCTGTCTCCAGAAATATTTAATAGGCTAGTAAGAATACTAGAAATAAATCTTGGATCTGTTGACGTAGATAAAACCACTCAAGTAAGTACAGAACAAAGAGGAACTTTAAACTTCTTAGCAGGAAGTATTATCTGGAATACCTCATTAGAAGTATTACAGGTTTATGATGGCCTTTATTGGCAAGATATTGGGCAAAGAGGTCTTGATACTGGATATGAAATACAATCTCATTTAGGTAATGTTACAGTCACTACTAACGGAAATGTTTCTATAAACGTAACAGAAAATATTACAGGCTACGGTATTGAAAGATGGTACAGTTAAAAAAGAAAGAAGAAGAGTACAAGCTTAAGAATCTATTGTTAGCCTATCCTGGCGACTGGTACATACAAGATAAAACATTTAAGGCCGTAAAAGAGTCATTACCAGATATTGTTGATTTTTATGAAAAAGAAGGAGAAAAAGCTCCGGTAAAAAACAATCTACATAAAATTATAAAAGAACCTCTTAAAGATGTTTATACGGCTCCTTTCTTTTCTGAAAAGTTTTGCGAAATATTATTAGACGAAGTAAAGAGCTTAGAAGATTTTTATGGGTTTGTTCCTAACCCAGATGAAGATACCTTAAGACAAATACCAGAAATAACTTTTCAAGATAATTGCCCTGAAATATTCCAATCTTTAATGCAAACAATATATACTATAGGTAATCCTATATTTTTGAGTATTTGGAACAGGCATGTTAACGCAGGCGCCATACAAGTAGCTAATTATAATTTAAAGGATAAAAAGCAAGGCGCTTGGCATCATGATGCAAGTGCTGATATAAGTATGGTAGTCCCTTTGAATACTGGTAATTATAGAGGGGGCGGAACTGAATTTTTAAATCGTGGTACAGTTGAACCATTACCTACAGGCCACGCTCTAATATTCCCTAGCTTTACACATATGCATAGGGGGCTATCTGTTGAATCAGGAGATAGATACTTACTAGTATTTTGGTTAAAATGTTTAGAAGAATAGGGTAAAATTTAAAAATGAATATAATAGACAACTCAGGAAAAGGAATAGCAGCTTTAGGAAGGGACGAAGACCGTATGATGGCTCACGTTGCTTCTGGAGAAATGGTAGTTCCACCAGTCATATCAGAAAGCACTAAAGCAATAATACGAAAAGAAATGCAAGCAGCAGGTCTTGATCCAAATGAATATCAAGTAGGACAAGGAATGTCAATTAACCCTATTACGGGTATGGCAGAGTTTGGCTTTCTTAAAAAGCTAGCTAAAACAGTTAAGAAAGTAGTTAAAAAAATAGCACCTATAGCAGCGGCTATACCCGGCCCTTGGCAAGGACCTGCAATCATGTACAACAGAGGCAGAGCTGTCTTAAACATAGCTAAAGGCGAAGGTGGTATTGGCGACCTTATAACTGCTTTTACACCTGCAAAAGCTTATACAGGTGGCAAGACAGGAAACATTTTTGGAAATACAAAAGAGTTTTTTACCAAAGGCTCAGATGGAGTTGGCTTCTTCGGTAATATAGGCAAAGGCATTAGTAAGGCTGGGGATTATGTATTTAAAGGCAGTGATGATGTAGGGTTATTCGGTAATTTGGGTAAATCAGCGTCCAAAGCTTATGACTATGTAATGCCTGGAAGTGATGATGTAGGGTTATTTGGTAATTTAAAAAATGATTATACATCAGGAAAAGAATTTGATGAGCTAACAGATGGGGGTACTCTTTTTGATAATGACTATGGGGTACAGCTTAGTGGTGGATTTTTAGATGGTAAATCACCTATGGAATATTTAAGTGCTAAATTATTACCGCAAAGCGTTGAAGACGCTTTAGGAACGGCCCCGGGAGCAGAAAGTGTGTTCTCAAACAAAAACAGCGGAGGCGGTATAGATCCTAAGATGGCAGCATTAGCTTTGTTATACGGTAAAGCTGTAAAAGACTACACTAAAAAAACCTCAGGCGGATTACGAGACGTAAGAAATTCAATAAGACCAGATTTAAATCCTCAACCTGTATTTCAAGGTTTTGACTTAGGCATTAGAAAAAATGCTGCTAATGGCGGAGAGATGTCTAACCGTCAGTACTTTAGAGATGGCGGCTTAGCTATGATCGCTGAACAAGACATGCGTGATGGTGGTGAGTCAGAAGGGCCAGGAACTGGAACTTCAGATGATATACCGGCGATGCTTAGCGACGGCGAGTTTGTGATGACAGCTGCTGCTAATAAAGGCTCTGGTGGATTTGAAATCAGTAAAACTAAAACAGGTATAGAACTAATACCTGGCGGAAAACCAAACAGAAAAAAAGGTGTAGAAAATATGAATAGATTAATGTCAATATTTGAAGACTACAACAGCGTAGGGAGAATGTCATAATGGCAAGAAGATTTTCAGCAGGACGAGGTAATATTGTAAGAAATCCAGACGGTTCAACGTCTGTAGGTGGTATAAGACAAGCACCTTCGTTTGGTGGTGACCGTCCTTCAAGATTTAATTTCGGAAATTTTGATAGAAGACAACCTCAACCAGTTAGACAAGCACCTCCTGCGGAAATAGAACAAATAATGCAAATGCTTCCCTCATTACCTCCAGAGGTAATAAAGCAAGTAATACCAACACTTCCTCCAGAAGTAATACAACAAGTAATACCAACTTTACCTCCGGAAATAGCGCAACAAGTAATACCTTCACTACCTCCACAAATAGCACAACAATTCCAGCAAGGAATTCCTGGGCCTATGGATCCTAGTGGAACATTCCAAATGGGATTCAATAATATGGTTCCAGATGCTCAGACATTAGAGCAACTGCAACAACCAGTAGCACCTATGGCACCACCCAAGCGTAATGATTTTCCTATGGCACCACCCAAGAGTAATGGTTTTATGTCTATAGCACGAGATCCAAATGGTATTAAAAAACCTCTTTCTATTGGAGGATTTGGTGGTCTTGATGGCAGACCAAAAAAATTCTCTGTAAATCAACTTGATCCACTTCCTCTTGAAGACAGAGGTTATGGCCCAGGGATTACAGTTAATCCAGATTTTATGGAAGAGATGATGGCTCGTGGCCCTAGAACTGCTGACTTCCAAGATTACAACGGCGATGGTACAGATGATAGAGATCAACAAAGGCCTAACGTTGCTGTACAACCAAATCCATCTGACTTGTTTGGTGGAATACCTGGAGAACCAGAGCCTATAAACTTTGGACAACCACCAGTCAATCCAGGAACAGCTCCTGTACCTCCACCAGCTACTAACGGTATGCCACCTGTCCCTGGTGGATTAATGGATCCTGCTGATCTTGAAGTTAATCCGGGAGTAACAACAGATCCTGCAACAACTGGTGGAGTTCAAGAACGACCAAATATGGTAGATCCTGTTTTACAAAATCAGACTACAAGTGAAACAATATCAGACCCTCTACTGCGTCAATTGTATTTTGGTACAGAAGATACTCCAGGCTTTTACAATCAATTACAACAAGCCGGAGCTAACCTTATAGGTACTGATGTACCATTACAGGATACTGCTGGTTTAGACCCTCTTCAAAGTCTTGCAAGACAACAAGCTCAAGAAGGTTTAGGACAATTTCAACCGTACTTTGATCAACAACAAGGATTAGTTAATGAGGCTATAGGTCAATCAAGAAGAGCTGAAGATTTACAAGATCCTTATTTTAATACAGCGGAACAACAAATAGGTTTAGGTTTAGATGATTCTTTAGGTGGTATTGGCGAAGCAAGAAATCTTTCTAGAGGAACTACAGGAGACTTATCTAATAGACTTGGTGATATTGAATCTCAAGCTGCTGGAAATGTTGGTCAGTTTGGACAAGCATTAGGCGGTATTGGTGGAATGGCTATGGGTGCTACTGATGAATTTGGAAATCGTTTAGGCGAGTCTGAAGATTTATTAAGAGGAACTCTAGGTGGCTATGACCAGAATATGACTTCACAATTTTATAACCCTTACGAAGATGCCGTTGTTAATCAAACAATACAAGACGTAATGGATGCTGGTGATAAACAAGATATATCAGCAAGAGCGCAAGGTATTTCATCTGGTGGTGAATCTGCGTTTGGATCAAGAGCAAGGCTTGGAGCTGACGAAAGAAGAGAAGCTCTAGGAAGAGGTTTAGGTAAAGCTCTATCTGGCATTAGATCACAAGGATTCCAACAAGCTCAACAAACAGGAATGAGTGAATTTGCAAGACAGAAGGCAGCGCAAAGCGCAGCAGCATCTGGATTAGGACAGTTTGCAGGTTCTAGACTTGGAGCAAATCAACAGCTTGGCGGAACTTTGAGAGGATTAAGTTCTGATCAACTTGCCGCACAACAAGGACTTACGAATCAATTAACATCAGGCGCTCAGTCAAGATATGGAGCAGGATCTAATTTAGCTTCTAACTTACAACAGTATGGCCAAGGGTCATCAGCAGCTAGACAGAATATGGCTAGTGGAATGTTGGGTATAGGTCAGCAAAGAGGAGCAGGAGCTAACGCTTTAGGTTCTAATTTAGCCGCTTACGGTAATCAAATGGGTAACATAGGTTCTAATGTAGAACAGTTAAGAAGAGGCCAAAGATCCGAGCTTTCAGGTATGGGTATGGATAATAGAAGTATCTCTGAACAAGAGAATCAAAGAAGATACCAGCAGCAGTTAAGTCAGCAGTTGAGACCTTTACAGACGGTTCAAGGTATTGGAGCTTTACTTCCTGGTTATCAAGCATCATCAACCAATATAGGATCTCAGTATGGTATGGCAGATGACCCTACAGCTAAAGGACTAGGATCAGCATTTAGCGCTTACGGATCTCTAGTACCTAGGAGTTCGTAATGAATATTCTTAATAGAAGAATGTTTGCAATTGGTGGTCAGACTACCTTAGGGCCTTACGACATTAGAGATAACGAAACTGGAAAAGTAACAACTTTAACACCCGGTTTTCTTGATAACGTTATGGCTAAATCACAATATGCTTATCCATTATTAAATGGTTTAAAAGTTGGACAATTAGAAATGGGTGATGGTGTTTATCAAGAGTTAGAAACATACAGAAAAGGCGATGAACCTTTTAATATGTCAGATAGAAATATGTTTGGAGATAGGGTTGACGACGTAGGTACAGCTGCTTTTGATGTCTCAAGAGGAATTCTGAGTAAATTAGAGGGACCTATAAGAGGAGTAGGTGGTTTTATTGGTGAATTTGCTGGTTCTGGACCGGTTGGGACTTTTTTAAAAGATCAAAGTAGTTTTGATTTTCAAAAAGGAAAAAGAAAAGATTATGACTCTTTTGTTGATACAAGAGAAGAAAACAGAAGCAGAATACTAGGCCAATTAGTTAGCAAAGATTTAGGAGTTGTTCCGGACTTTGCGGAAGAAATAACAGCAATAAATAATCCGACCATAGAAGACCAAGGGTCTGTAGAGCCTAGTCAACCTTTGTTAGTAGAAGATATACCATTATTAGAAATAGAGCCTGTAACAAGAACTCCGGTTACTAGCGGAGAATCTGTAGGTCAATTATATGAACCTGGTAGCGTTGGACGTGCCGAACAAGATGCAAGAAGAAGTGCTTATGAGGCATCTCTTATTGGTAAGGACGAGTTTGGAAATCCCATAGAAAGACCAGAGCCAATAGATAACGAAATTGCAAACCTAATACAAGAAATGACACCAGCAGAGCTAACGGTAAATACAGACTTAACTGAAGAAGAAAGTGCAAACAATACAGATTTAAAATTTGATGGCCTTTCACCTGATGAGCTTAAAAAAGAAATAGACAAAAGCGCAACTCCTACATTTGATTTACCTGCTCCAAGCATGAATAAAGTTGATACAACGGTTACTGAATCTATCACAGGATCAAGAGATAACTCTATTAATAGGAAGCTACAAGAACCAGGGTTCTTTGGATCTGATAGGTTCTTAGACTTTATTAGAAACGTTGGTGGCGAACTTGTAAGAACAGGTCAAATGGGCGAAGGATTAGCCTCTGGAGCAGCTAAAGCTGCAGAAGAAAGAGCTGCTAGAGATCTTATGGCCGAACAAGAAAATAGAGAGCTTAAACAAAAAATGAATCTAATTCGTTATGAAGCTAGCTTGAAAGGTGGCGAGACTCTAAGTGGAGCCGATTTAACAAAATTTGTAGAGTTAGAAGATGAGGTATCAACTGCACTTAAAAACTTTGATGAAGATCAAAGAATATTAAGTGATGTTAATACTGTTATAAATGAAGATTTAAACGACCCTAAAGCTTTTGGTGTTGGTGGTTGGATAGCAAAAATTAGTAATGATTTAGCTGCAGCTGCAGGTATGGGAGCTGAAAAATGGGGCAATTTATCATCAGCAAAAAGAACAGAAATAATTCTTGAAGTTACTGCTCAAAGGTCTGTAAGAAATATTCTTGGAGAATCAGGTAAAACTATTTCTAATTTAGATAGAGATATTGTTGCAAAAATATTTGGTAGCGTTAATATCTTTACATCTAAAGCAGAAATTCAGAAGAAGCTAGAAAACAGTAGGTCAAACATAATAGAAGGAATGAGAGCAAATCAAAACCAAGTAATATCAAGAGCTTCAGGTTTAAGAAAGGTTGGATACGATTCTGATATGATACGTTTAAATGCGTCCCTAATAGATTTAATAATGGACTTTAACTTTGATGATGCACTAAGATACAATTTTAAAGAAGGAACCTCTGCCGGATATCAGGAAATATCAATATAATGCAAAGATATAAAGTAAATATTGCTGAAGGTGTTTACGAGTTTGTTGAAGCAGAATCACCAGAAGAAGCAAGAAAAAAAGTAAAAGCAATCGTTGCTCAAGGGGCAGTATCTCCTTTTTATGATGAACTTTACTTTGATTATGAGACAGGTGTAAACGCTAAAGGATTAAGACAGAAACTAGGAAGAGCAGAAACAGCAGAAGAACAAGATCAAGTCTTATCTAAGATAGTAGGATCGTCTGGCTTTACAAGAAATACTAAAGGACAAATAGCTTTAAACCCAACAGGGTTAGAAGAGCTAGGCCTCGATATTCAATACAGAGAGTTAGCAGACGGCACAAGAATACCGTTAAATACTATTGTTGATGAAAAAGATTTTAATTTAAAAACAGGGGATCTCTCAGACTTTGCTGGTGTAGCTGGCCCTATAGTTGGTGCCATAGCTTTTATGACTCCTCAATTAAGAGTTTTAAAAGGCCTTGCTACTCTATTTGGCGGAAGACAGAGAATAGCTAGAACATTTGCAGCAGGTGCTGGATCTGCGGCTGGTAAAGCAGGAGAAGAATATTTAGATACACAAGAAGGGTTTCAGCTACAGGATAGAGATGAGTTAAGAGGTTTATTTGGTACTGAATTTTTGTTTGGGTCAGTAGGTCAAGGAGTAGGTGAGTTATTTGGACTTGGCTACGGCTTGCTTCTTGGTAAAAAAGCACCGATTGAGGATTTAAGATTAAACGCTCAACAAGCAGCAGGAAGATCCATTGATGACGTTCTTAAGCTTGATGCAGATTTAGGAAAGGAAGCAACAGAAAGGCAAATAAATAAAGCCGTTAGAGATGGAAAAGTAAAACAATTTGATTTTAGAGGTATCGTAGCTCAGCAAACTTTACAAAGGAATTTAGCCGGTAAAATTCAAGGAATATCAGAGCAAGTTCTTGGAGATATTAGAGGTAAGGAGTCAGCTCAATACTTTGGTGCAGAATTAAATTATATTTTAAAAGGCATTAAAGACGAAAAAGCATTATTAAATAAATCTATTACAGATTCCACTAAAGGAAGCCTTGATGAACAAGTGCAGGCTAAACTACAAGAATTAAGGTTGAAAGAAAAAGATGTTACTCAAGCACTTAGAAAATTATTAGATGACGTTGGAGAAGATGCCTTGCAGATAGGAAATTATGGAGATGCTCCAAGCAGAAAGGCTATGGGTGAGGAGCTAAAAAAAGTTCTTAGCAGAGCAAGGGGTGAAGTTGTAAAAGATTTAGGCGTTAAATACAGAGGAGTTGATTCTCTATTTGACAATTTAGTTTCTACACAAGGAAAAACTGGAATTGATTTAATACGAGCGCAGACTTTAGATAGAGTTATTAGGAATACGGTAACAACAAACATTGATGATTCTTTAAAGTTAATTACACAACATAAGGATGCTGACTATTTTTGGGGTGTAAATAATAGAGATGAGCTTGATGGAGGCATAGTATCTAAGATTGAAGCAGCTTTAAAAACCTTTAGAATAGCAGCGTCTGATCCAAGCAAACCAGTCTCTTTAACTCATGTAAGAAACGCTTACTCAAAGCTTAATACCATATCAAGAGACACTCTTGAAGCTAGTCCTGAAAGAAAAGTAATAATAGAAATTATGAGAAAGCTTGATGACTCAAGGCCTGGAATGAGAACAGGATCTCCTGATAGCATACTTGGGCAATTAGAAGTAGAAGGTCTTGCTGAGTTTAATGTCCTATTAGCTAGAAATATTAAAAAAGCAGGGTTAGGAGATGAAGTCTTTAGCTTAGAAACAAAAAGTTTAAATGATGTAAACATAGCCATAAAATCATTAAGAGAGACTAATAAGCTTGCAGCAGAAAGAATGGCTCCTTTTGACCGTTTAGAAATTAAAAAAATCATATCTAATTCACAAATAGGCGCATTTGACGCAGATGATATTTATAAAAAAGTTATACTTAATGGAGAGGCTAAGAATTTAGATGACATTTTTAAAGGCCTAAGACAGTATGATGAATACATGAGACTGGCTGGTAAAGCTGGGGGGAATGAAGCAAGGCTTAAAGGTCAAATTAAAAAACGTTTATTTGCTGATGCTTTCAGAGATTCTACCGATATAACTACAGAGGCTATAGACTTCCAAACGTTCGCCAAGAAGATAGCAAGATTTGAAAGAGACGAGCCTGGAAAACTTGATTTACTATTTACAGACTCAAGCACCGGTAGGAATACAGCAACTTTAGTTAGGAATACTATTTCGCAAATAAATAAAGTTAATCCAAAATTAAAACCTCAAGATATGAAGAATTTAGTTAATGACTTTACTACAACTAATGAAGGATTAAACGCTAGTGAGCAGGGCGTAGCCTTTATACAGGGGCTAAAAGAATTAGCTGTAGAATCTGAAAAAAGATTAGCTTTCCAAGCAAATAGGGCTATATCAGATTTACCAACTAAAGGTATAGAAGAAACTGTTAATACTATCTTTAGGCCTAATGGCGAGGCAAATATTCTTATTTTAAAAGAAACTTTAAGCCCTGAAGTATTTAAAAGTCTACAACAAGCAAGCATGCAAAAGCTTTTAGCTAAATCTATAGACATGAACGGTAAAGGAAAAATAACTGATTTATTTAAATCTGGTAATTTAAAAACAGCTTTAGACTCTTATAGTGATCCAACTTTAGAGGCTATGTTTGGAAAAGAATTAACACAAGGTTTAAAAAACTTTCAAAGGTCTATTGATTCGTTTACTAAAGGCGAAGCAGGTAGAGGAGCGCAGACTGGTTCTTTGGTTGCTGCTGGAATAGGAGCTGCTATGGCTTTAAACCCTTTAGCTGTTCTTCCTACAGTAGTTGGTTTAGCTATTGCAAGACAAATTTTTAGTAACGGGTATTTTGTTAGCCTTCTAGCTAAAAATGACAAGGGATCTGTTATGATCTTGTTAGATGCTGTTGAAAAAGCTCTAAGCCAATACTTTACAAGAAAGTTCGGAATGGGAGTTGAAACCCTTGGCGACTTAACCGGGAATATGTTTGATCAAGTTAAAGATTCTCTACAATTAGATAAGTTAATTGAACCAGGAAAAGCATTACTTGACCAAGGCGTTGACGCTTTACAGGACGCTGAAAACCAAGTTCAAACAGGATTAAAAACGTCACAAATAGAAATGCCTGATGTCTCTTCAGTTCAGACAGGAGGCCTAGCTGGAATGGGCGGTATAGATCAAGAAAGATTAGACTTTGCAGAAAGAATAGGCGGAAGAACTATAGTTTAAAATCCTATTTGGTTGCTATCCATTCCCAGCGGAGTGGTAGACAAACAAACGAGATCTTCTTTTGCTATATGTATATACGGCTCATTGTCGTCATCATAGGTAGGGTTTTCACTAACATTCATTCTTATGTCATACTTAAACCCAGGTTTCCATTCATGCATATAAACACCATCAGTCATTGCATACACCGTTATATAAGGATTCCCTGTAGCTAAAGCAAAGGAAGACCCTTTGCGCATCTTATTAGCAGATAGAACAAAGGTATCGTACTTATCATATCCAAAGCTTCTGCATTTAACTTCGCACCAAAAACATTTGTCTTGAGACTCTATCCAATAATCTAAAGAGTAACTGGTGGGTAGCTTATGACAGCTGACTCCCCACAGTCCTTCTAAGAAGCCTGCAACCCTCTCTTCTCGTTTTTGATCGTCTCTCGTCTCTAGTGATGGTGTCTTCATAATCATTCCTCAAAGAAGTTAGGATCAACAGCTACCAATCTTTTGGTAGGTCTACCCTTACCTCCAATTTTAATTTCTATTTCTTGTATCTCTCCGGCATTCTTAAGTCTTTCTATAATCTCTTTAACCTCATAAGACTTCATGCTTCTAAATAATTCATGTCTATCTACTTCCCTTTTAGATATGCCATCGCCATTCCTAGATTTAATAAATGACAATACCTGCTTAATCTTTGACTCAGTTGCTGAACTTGCAACCTTATCTCTACAAGCTTCTATAAACATAAGATCGTAATATCTAATATAATCTATAGCCCACTTCATAACATCGCCAGTAATGACCAGAGAGTCTACCTTAGAGGCTAAAGTACATAGCAAAGCTAATCGCATTGCCTTTTCTTTAGATCTACTTAATAACGGCTCAAGATTATCTTTTTCTAAAACATCCTGCCTTTTAACAATCTCCCTAGCAAAGTCTTGTAATTGCTCTTCTGCTTGTCTGTCAAAATCTAATACAGTTTGATTTAAATCAATCTCTGCATTGTCTCTAGATGGATCGCTTAATCCTCCTCTATCTCTTCTTATATAATTAACCCAGTTAATTAATGACAGAGGTGGCTCTTTAAATCTTTTCAGATCACCGACCCTTCTTGGCTCGTTAGACTCAACAACTACGAAACGGTTTAGGAATCCATCTGCAATACGTCCTCCGTTCAAAGCACCATAAAAGTTCTTAGGTACAGAAAGACCAACTAAAGTAATTGCAGGTTTGTGAGTAACCCTATTCATCATTTGCTCTTTATAGTTTTCTTGCACATTCATAAGAGAATAGTTATCTGGCCTTAGAGTCCCGTGACAACGCCCCCAAGCTTCCATAAGAGTCTGTATGCCGTCTTCTTTGTTTGCGTTTCCTTGAGATCCTATTGCTTCTAGTCTTTTACCAAACTCATCCATAATAGTTATTTGAGTAGGTCTCATCTTTAAAACAGAATGCACAGCACCACTAGAGGTATAACCATCTCCAACAATAAGCTTCTCATGATCAGAGGCATTAAGAACCGATTCAACAAAAGTCTTAATGTTCTCCTTACCCTGTCCAGACTTAGCTATACACATAAAATACATGCTAGAGAAGTTGTTCATACTTGTTCTGTATAAACGGCCACATGTAACACTAGCTAGTGATAAAGCTCCTACTAAAGATAGTTCTGGTTGAGGAACTTGCGCTATCTCTTCACAAAAATTAAACATATCTTTGATCAAACCTGGTGGATTAAACAAATCTGCAGGTGGTTGTATAGTCTCAGTTGCTTGGATAAATAATGGTGCTTTCTGATTCTTCCTGTCATGAGTCTTCTTTACATTATCTAAAACAGAATCAACCTCATTTTGTGGTAATGGTGGATTGTTATTCTTATTCCAGTTTTGTAAAAAAACCCTAGCAAAGTCTAAGTTGATATCTTTAGATATTAAGTATCCTGCTATTCTTGCCGCTCCGTCGTTCCTAGAGCCTTCTAATACACCGTCTAATGAAAAAGGAGCTGTCTGCTTACTTACTTCTATCTTTGGGACACCGGTTATCTTTGTGTACTCAATTTCAGTAAAGTCTGGGAGATCCGTATGGTCATATATCTTCCAATCTGGAAAGGTAATTGGCTTATACACCTGACCATTGGCATGACGGTTATAAGGAGCAATAATCAATCCTCCAACACCTCTGATATCTATCAGTCTTTCTATAGGTGTATCGTTAGTTCTTCTAGTAGCGAAGGTTGTATAATTTTGCGGGTTGTTATAGTAGTAATGCATACCTTTACCAGTTACAACTTTAAAAGGACATGCTGGTAGATTTCTTTCTACCCAATCCATAGCCTCTGGTGAGTCAGCGTCAACGACTATAAAATTACCACACACTAGAGCAACAACTAGGTTGTCTCTATCTTTAAACCAAGACTCTACAAGTTCCCTAGTAGGTCTTCCAGTTTTGTATTGCGCCCAATCTTTTAAGAAAGGGGGTGGCTTTTTGTTAGACCTTTGCAGGGGTACAACATTATAGCCATCATCATAGTAGGCAAGTGCTTGCTCCAAGGATGTATCGTCCTCGGTTATATTTAGCTGAAACACTTAAACTTCTGTTTCTAATATTTCAGAAATCGACCCATATATAGATTCAAAGTCCAGTCTTCCTTCAGTCGCTTGTATGATTTGTTTTGCTTGCGCAATAGACGGTTGTCTATATCCATATCTCCAAGATTTACAAGAAGCTTCAGAACATTCAAACTCCTCTGAGGCTTTCTTGTGTCCTAAGAATTCTATATAGTCAGATAAAGTATATTTCTTAACCTGCCTATCTTTATATTTTGGTTGTACGCCCATAGTCTCTAATTCCTTTAGTTTTTTTGTGGCCATTACTTTCGTTCTAAAGTAGTAGTTGGCTACCCATGTTATGTCTGTCTTTCTTGTCATGATTACTTCTCCTAAATAATATGTTTTACATATTGTAATTACTTAGTGTATAATTTACAAGTTCATTTTTAAAATAACTACGGGAGGTAGAGATATATGAGCTTAAAGGATAGAATAACAACGCCCGATGCGCTTGTTGATCAACAAGGAGCAAAGCTGCTTATTTATGGTCAAGCAGGAGCCGGAAAAACATATGCAACACAAACTATGCCAGGATCTGTTCTGGTTATTAGTGCTGAAGCAGGATTACTTTCTATTAAAGACGCACCTAATGTGTCGGCTATAGAAGTAAAAACATATGATGATTTGAGAGAGGTTTACAGCGCTCTTAAGTCCGGAGAACTAAAGTACGATAGCGTATGTTTAGACTCTGTTTCGGAGATTAGCGAGATACTTCTCGTGCATGAAAAGGGCAGAAACAAAGACGGGAGAATGGCTTACCAGAATGTAAGTGAGGCAGTCACCAGTCTAATGAGATCATTTAGGGACTTAGACATGCATGTCTTATTTCTTTGCAAAGAAGGCAAAGATAATAATGACGGCGTGTTTTTCTTTGGTCCTAAGATGGCAAGTAAACCTCTAGGAGATGCAATAACGTATTTCTTTGACGAGGTTTTAGCAATTCGCATTATGGACGATCAAGATGATGAAGGTAATGCGGTTGTTGCAAGATGGCTACAAACAAGGATAGGTCAAGGCTATACAGCTAAAGACCGTAGCGGTAAGCTAGAACCCTTTGAGAAGCCGAATTTAACTGATCTAATTGCAAAATTAGGTTTTAATACTAATATAGAAAAGGAGAGTGCGTAATGTCAGATTTTGACGGCGTTGAGTTTTTTGATAATATAGAGCAAACAGAGTCGAAAGGCCCAGAAGTTGCTCCGGATGGTACTTATAAAGCCAAGATTGTTGGCGAAGAGAAGTACAAGGCGAAGAGTGGTAACTGGACACAGAAGATAGTATTCCAGATTGATGGAGGTAAGTACCGAGATCATACAGAGTGGTATAACTTGTGGAGTGTTAATGAAGACGCTAAAAGGATTTCTAACGAAAACTTTACGTTTTTAACTAAGGCTACAGGCTTTAAAAAGTTCCCTAATGTTGGTGCTGAATTTGTAGGTAAATCACTTACATTGACGCTTAGCCAGTATGAGGATAAGTGGATTAACAACGAAGGTGTAACAGTAGAATCATATAAGAATAAAGTAAGATTATATGCTCCTGCTGATAATGATGGGATGTCCCCTCCACCAGAAGCTGTACCACCTTTTTAAGTTAGAATAGGTAAACGAAAGGGGCGTTAAGCCCCTTTTTTATGTTACGAAATTCCTTGGATTTTCTATTTTTATGTAGCCTTCCTTGTTGGGATCTTTCTTTCGCTTCTTCTTCTTAAAGATATTGTCCCAGTTAGACTCTATTTTTTTTTGATCCTCCGGCCTTCTCTTTGATCCCTTGCCACTCATTACAGCTGCTCTAACTCCTCTATCTGCTTTAAGAGATACCATACAGACTTTTGAAGATCTACTATATTCTGATCCTTTAAATCCTCTCTCCAAATATATTTAATAGCATTGCCCTTGCAGTAGCCCTTAAACTCTTCCTTTGTTAAAGCGGCCTTTATAGCCTCTATACATTCAATCCCACCACTTTTATAGTGGCTAGGATTTACCGGGTCGTTAGTTTCTTCTTCTGTTTGCATCATTTATCACTCCATAAATTTGTAGAACTATTATTTGTATTTACACGATTTAAATCCACCTCAACAACACTTGGTGAATTGTATATGGTTGCCTTCTTACCATTTAATACATCGTTATATCCGTCAAGAAGCGATTCTAATTTAAGCCAATCATCATCCATATCCTCATGCCTCATCTTAAATACTTTACTTGCATACGGTTTCTTCTTTTCTTGAGCTACAAAGATAAAGTCTGTAACTTTAAATCCTGCCTTCTCAAAGCCTCTCTTATACCAAGCCGCTTGTAGATCATACTGATACTTCCTAATAGAGCTTGTAAAGCCTCTGACGGAACAATCTTGAGTAGTCTTATAGTCGACTAAGATAATAGAATTAGAGTCATGAGGAATGACTATAGGCGATCTAAGGACATCTGACTTAACCTTAAGTAAAAGATTCTTTTCCCACCAGAAGATAGCTCTCTCAAACGGAGAGTTAAAGATCTCTGGATATTCTCCTTCATCTGCAGATAAATACTTTACGCCCTCTGGTATTAAGGCTTCTCTCATGCCGTATAAAGTATCTTTTTCTTTAGCATTAATAACGGTTAGTCCTCTGCTTTCATAGTCTTTCTTAAGATCTTTGTTAGCATTGGTATACGGAGATCCAGTTAAACAAACTACATCATTAACAAAGGCCTCCTCTCCCTCTACTATTAAAGAATGAGCTGCAGTTCCAAAGCGCATTGCTGCCGTTGTTTCATGTTCCTCTTCAAAGGCATGTAGCTGGCTCTGACCAAATCTTCTTATGTTAGATGAGGATATGCCTGGTACTTCATGGTAGAAGTTATGCTCCATATCTGGGAAGTAAATAGCGTCACCAATAATTGTATGATCTTGGTTTTCTAATATTTCTGGTAGTTTATTCATTAAGAGACCTCCTTGATTTCTTCTGCTGTAATATTAAGGTTGTTAACTGCAACGGTTAATTCAGCGATAGCTACTTTTAGGTTAAATAAAGCATAATTAACTTCGTCATTACTTATGCCGTTGGTGTGTGTTGATACTAACAAAGCATCAATTTGTTTCTTATAATCAAATGTCATATTACTCTCCTGTAATAATATATGTAAGTTTGCATTCTAATCTAAATTGTGCATAATGTCTACATTTAGAAACAAAGGAGATTACATGAGTGGAACGAAAGATATGTATATGATGATGCGTTTATCATATGACCAAGCCGAAGCAGATTATGCAGACAAGAAAACTTTTAACATTGTTGATGCATATAAAAAATATCACAAAATAAATTTGAAGTATGATTGCTTTGATCCGGCTGCGGAAGTTGAGCTATTTCATAACGAAGACTTACTAGAAACAGTAAACATTTATTAAGATCGTATTATTTAGTTAGAGCTAGATAAATTTAAAAGCAATCAGGAGGGCTTAGCGAAAAACCTCCTGCTTTATTTAGGGGAACAACATGGAAGGCCAAAAAGCAATAGAAAGCATTATGTTAGAGTTTAAAAAGCTAACGAGATCCGAACGAATAGAACTTGTAAATATTCTTATGAAGTACATAAGCAAAGAAATTAAAAAAGAAATCTAGAAAAAGTACCTAATTGCGTTAATATTAGGTATGACAATTAAAATAGTACCAATACAAACTAAAATGAAGAAGCCTACCTTGTCAGAGGTGGTCTCTCGTTTAGAAAGCTTACTCACCAATTTCACTACAAGAGGCGAAGACCGAAAGCACATAATACTAACAACATTAAGCTTTTCTATCTCTCAACTTCAAAGAGAGGTTGTTGATGATGAAAAGATGTTAGATCTCATAGATTGCATTTTAGATCAGTATATTGACATACCAGATGATGAGTCTTATGTGTCATTAGTGACCCCAGATAAAGACTAATCTATTATTGTCCTACTTTTGTCAGACATGTGTGACGTCATAAAACATGATAGGAGTCGGGGTTTGCGGATTATTTTATTTTTTGCATTTTTGTCACAAGACTTTGACTATATCCTTATAAATATATTATAAATATCTTGACTAGGTTGTTCTTTGTAATGTATCCTCACAATACACTTTAGGGTAAAGTGGGGGTAGGTATTACTTATATTTACTCAAAACTCTAATATGCTTAATAAATATGGGATTCAGAAAAAATAAACTTGAATACGAAACTATCATTTCAGAAGATGAAGAAGCTCCCATTGAATATGCCAATCTAGACAACTCCCTCAACAGAAGACAAAGAAATTTTATTTGGCAAGCAGTCAACAATCCTCGCCTGTCTCTCGTAGAATGTGCTTACAAGGCTGGTTATACCAGTCCCAGACAAGCAGCCAACAAACTAATGAGAAAGCCTCTCATCCGTAAAGAATATAACTATCTGATGAATGAGGCTAAAAAGAAGTATGAACTTAATTATGATCGGGCTGTACAAGATCTTTACGACATTCGGGACAAAGCTTTAGAAGCTGGGTCTTTTAATGCGGCCATATCTGCACAGAATAGTTTATTGAAAGTCGGGGGCTTGATTGTTGATCGTAAAGAAGTCATGTTCGGGAAGGTAGATCAGATGAGTCGGGAAGAGGTTGAATCAAGACTTTCTCAGCTCCTGGGTAATGTCGTCGAAGCTAGTCTGCAAAACAAAGAAGATGTTCTGGATCCAATTTCTCTGGAAGATGAGATGAACGGATTAGATGCGTTGGATCAAGAAGATGGGATAGATAATGAAAAGGCTCTAGATCAAGAAGATGAAGAGCCTATAGACGGTAAAAAAGAATCAACGATTACTGGGTCGGTCGAGAACCAAGAGAAGCAAGTAGATGATAACGGCAATAATGAAGAGGGTCATGATGAAGTGCCAGTTAGTTGAATCATACTATTAGGAGAGTAGAGGAGTTTTAAAAACAAATCAACTAACCAACACAACCCGATTCTAATGGTAATAAGTTTATTTAGCAAGATAATCCTCCAAACCTTTCCAACGGCTTTTATCTGATTTAAACCAAAACAATTGATCTGGATATAATCTTTTTTTATTTTTAAATACTAAGAACCCAAGCTTGAATCCTTCGTTATCAAATCCTTCTGGAATGTTAAGGTCGTTGATGACTTCTTCCCATTCAACCATCTTTATAAATAAATTAGGCATTTTTAATATGGTAGCTGTATCGCTCCCAGTCCTCCTTAGACATTATTTGTTGAATATCATCCTCGCTTCTAAACTTGGGTTTCTTAAAACTGCTTACAGTTCTATAGATATTATATTTTCTTGTTAGCTTTCTAGCGGCCTCTTGGTGATCAATCTCTTTGCTCATTTTTTGTCCTTATATTCTTCTCGTAGTTCTGGGAACTCAGATAAGTAACGGGTTAGTATATGTTTGTTCTCTCCATCCTCTAACAGTCTAGTTAACATGTCTCTCAGAGCCATCATATTATCTAGATCAATATCTCTTTTGATCTCAGCTATTATTTCATTAATGAGTTCATTCATTTGGTTTATAGTCCTCTGCCTCTTTAATTTGCTTCATAAAGTCCTGTAGTCTTGGGTATACTTTATCAAAAGTATTCTTGTGAAAATCACTTTCAATTGTAATAAAATCTCTTACTGTTCTTGGAACGATACCCAATGCTTCAGCAATTGTTTCCTTACTAAAATTACGTTCTTCTAAAAGATACTTTATATCCTTACGCATTTTTATCTGCTCTACCTCTCTAATCATTTCTT